GAAGACGACGAAGACGAAGATGATGCTATGGTTGAAGCTCCTTGGGATGCTGATACTAATAAGGAATGTGATGATGTTGATCATGAATATGATGATATTCCTAAACGATCAATGTCCGTTAATCCTAAGACAAAGCCAGTTGAAGAAGGCGTAATGGATACCATTCGCCAATCAGTTAATCCTGAAACAATGAGCAAGGCTCATACCGTGTTAACCAAGGCTGGTATTAGCGATACGGCAATCATGCATCGTGATGTCAACATGAAAGCATCAGGATGGACAAAGCTTGCTCATATTTTGAGCCAAGAATCCATGTCAGATGCCGATGCTGAAGATTATTGCAAACACGTTTTGCATGCTTTGGCTGACAAGCTGGAAGAAGGTAAAGCCATTGATGAGTCACTTGCTTTGAATGAATTTGAAGGCATGGGTGGCGATCAACGTTTTGGTTATACTTCAGATGCTTTGGGTAATGTGAATGTTACCGATGCCCGTACTGGCGCAAGTTTGTATTTGCAAGGTCAAGATGCTCAAGAACTGTTGGGTGCATTGGCGATTCATGGTTCAACACCAGAAGCAGTGCAGTCAATCCTCAGCCAATATGAACATGTTTTAGATGGTCAAACTGATGATGACGGTGAAGAAATAGGTCTTGATATGCCAACTAGTTCATCGGTTGACGCATTCGGCTTCTAAAACAAGCAGAAAACAATAGAAAGGTCGGCATTGCCGACCTTTCTTTTTAAATAAAGATAGTAAAACTACATACTTTATAGGTTCGTATGCAAACATTATTTGAATCACATCCAAAGCTTAAACATAGCATTAACACGATGACTGCGGCTCAACGTAAAACTATTGATTACTCGATATGGGAACTCAATGAAAATGGCTATATCTACAGCGTTGAGACGATAATGCCAGAATACGACTTTGAAGATAAGCTGTTGTGGGCTGACAGTGAAAAGAGTCATACTGATATCAAGAATAGTGGCATGTTGCCATTAGAGGTTCAGGATTGGCTTAACGAGAATATGACTAATAATTGGTTCTATGATACTCGTTTAAACATGGACAAGAAAGACAAGATGTATTTTAGACACATCATGTTTCAGTTCCATTTTGAAAAACAAAAGGATGCCGCAATTTTTAAATTGAGATGGCAACAATAATATGTCAAATGGTGATGTAGAACTAGTTAAGAAAGGTCACACGAAAGATACTTATACGCACGAGCAACTTACACAGTTGATGCGTAGTATGGATGACCCCGTATTCTTTACAGAAACGTTCGTTAAGATTCAGCACCCTATAAAAGGGTCTATCCACTTCAAATTGTATGATTATCAACGTGAGATGATCAGATCATTTGCAGACAATCGCTTTGTGGTCGGCCTTACGGCTCGCCAAATGGGTAAAACAACAACAGCCGCGGCGTATCTATTATGGCTAGCTATGTTTAGGCCTGATACTCAAATTCTTATTGCAGCTAATAAGTTTTCTCAAGCAATGGAAATTATGGACCGTATTCGTTATTCATACGAAGAGTGTCCTAACTTTATCCGTGCTGGTGTAGTTGAATACAACAAGGGTACCATTTCTTTTGACAATGGCTCACGTATTACCGCTCGGGCCACGACGCCAGATGCTGGTCGTGGTTTGTCAATTACCTTGCTTTACTTGGACGAGTTTGCGTTTGTGCGCCCAACTATGGCAACAGAATTTTGGACTGCTATCCAACCAGTACTATCAACTGGTGGTAGTTGCATTATAACATCTACTCCAAAATCAGACGAAGATCAATTTGCTCAAATCTGGAAGGGCGCCATTGACAATACCGACGATTTTGGTAACCCAATTTCTGGTGGTGTTGGCCGTAACAACTTCAAGCCAATCTTAGTTAAATGGGATGCGCATCCTGATAGAGATGAAGCATGGGCAACGCCATTCCGTGAATCTCTCGGTGAAGCACGTTTCCGACAAGAATTTGAATGTGAATTCGTTTCTGATGATGAAACACTTATCAATGCTTTGACTTTGACTGCTATGCGATCTATAGACCCAGAATTCTATACTGGTAAAGTTCGTTGGTTTAAGGAGCCCGAAGCCAATAGAGCTTATTTGATTGCACTAGATCCTTGCTTGGGTACAGGTGGAGATTTTGCAGCCATACAAGTGTTTCAATATCCAGAAATGATACAAGTTGCTGAGTGGATGCACAATCAAACACCAGCTCCTGGACAAGTTCGTATTCTGTTGCAAGTCCTTATGATTTTGTATCAAACACTTCGTGAAGACCCGGCGCAAGACAGTGAGCCACAACTATTCTGGACCGTTGAAAACAATACCATTGGTGAAACTGTTCTTCAAATCATTGATGATACCGGCGAACAAAACTTCCCTGGTATTTTCATAAGTGAACAACGTAGAGCTGGGTCGTCACGTAGATTCCGTAAGGGTCTTAATACTGACAATCGAAAGAAACTTGCTGCGTGTGGAAAGATGAAAAGTTTGATTGAAAGCCGTCGTATGACTATTTGCTCGAAGGAGCTTATCAAACAGTTAAAGATGTTTGTGAGTTCTGGTGCCAGTTATGCTGGTAAATCTGGCGAGAAAGACGACTTAGTGGCTTCCACATTATTGATTGTACGTATGATTGAAACGGCAATGCAATGGGTGGTGGGAATTGACAATGAAGATCTTAAAGATGCAATTGACCCAGAAGACGCGCTTCACGAACCCATGCCAGTAATAATTAACTGAGCATAAATATAATTTAGTTAACCCATCGGATAAACCAATGATCGATTTTAGTGAACTTAGTCTGGAAACATTCCAGGTGCTCCGCGCTTACGGCAAGGATATTGTACTCTATGACGAGCATGGTAACCGAGTATTTGAACCATCAGACGCTCGCCGCTTCTATATATCTGGCGATAACATTCTGGTAAGTATTCTTAATGACGGCGATAATAGCGCAGTCAAAGTTTATTTGAGCACTGACATTCAGATTTCCGAAGTATTGGAATTCGTTACTGTATTGCGTCGTATTGCAACTCAGTTCAATGTCTTGTTCAACGTCAGAAAGTATAACAAGAAGATCACACCCCGTGACTTCGCCACACAAGCAGCGGTTAAAGAGCAAAAGGAATATTCTATGAACATTATGGAAGGTTTGTATGGTACGAGCAAGAGCTCATACCTGAAACTTGAAAATGCTCGCATGATCGTTCGTCACAGTGCCCGTGTTAAAGAAAACATGATTGGCGGTCGTGGTCGTTCGATTCAGAGCATTTTTGTAGAGAACGCACAAGGCGAACGTTTCTTGTTCCCTGTTAACGTTCTGTCTGGCGCACGCGCTATGACACAACACGTGAATCACGGTGGCACATTTGCTGATGAAGTAGGCCAGCAAATCATCCGTATGGCACAAGACTTTTCTGATCTGTCGAAAGTGGCAGGTCATATCGGTTCAAACCAGAAGAGCTTGCCAGCTCAAGCGATGCGAGTTCGCGAATCTATCCGTTCAGGTGGTCATGACATTCGTCGTACATTTGAACGTATGTGTCGTGATGAAGCATCATACATTCGTGAGTCAGCACGCATTACCGAAGCCAAAGCTTTGACCGAAGGTTCAGAGAACGTTGCCGAAGCTGTAGAAGCTCTCCAATCATTGCTGACACTTGGCGGCGTAGCAATGGATGAGTCAATGCTGGAAACAGTGGCAAAGTACATTAGCGTCATGGAAGACATGCGTCCTGATAGTGCACCTGCTGACGATGCTAAAGACCCAGACGACGGTAAGCTAGTTCAACCAGTAAAGCCAACACCACCAGTTACACCTGGTCAATCACAAGACAGCGACGACAAAGACAGTGATAATGCTGACGATGCTGATGCTGATCAAGAAAACGGTTCATTCCATGAAGATGCAGAAATGGATGATGATACTGTTGATGAAGACGAAGAAATGGAAGGTGATGAAGTAGCTGAAACTGCTGCTATTCGTGCATTTGATGCGTGGATGGAAAGCTTTGATCCAGACACATTCTTTGGCGAAGGCAAGTCATTCAAGCGTAACGATGATGACGAAGAAATGACTGCTGCTGAAAAGAAGAAGAAAGATCAAGAAAAGCGCGACGCAGCTAAGAACAAGAAGACACCAGTAGAAGAAAGCGTTATCACCGAAGACATCATTGACCAAATCGATGCTGACTTTGAACCAGATCCTGATTGGGTTTATGACAATGAAGATGCAATCATGTCTGCTATCCACAGCTTGGTTTCACAATGTCGCAGTAATCCAGCTTTGATCCCACAGTTGGGTGCAAAGGCTAAGAAGGGTATTCAAGCGTTGAACTTGGCCGGTTTCGATCCAATGGATGTTGTTGATCTTGACGACGAAATAGTTCGAGCAATGGGTCTGACAGAAGGTAAGTCGTTCAAACGCAATGATGACGACGAAGAAATGACTGCTGCTGAAAAGAAGAAGCAAGACCAGCAAAAACGCGATGCGGCTAAGAACAAGAAGATTCCAGTTACTGAATCCTCAGAAAGCACATACGAAGTTTATGGCAACATGGGCATGAAAAGCAAGCCATTCCGCAAGTCATTCAAGACTGAAGCAGCACGTTCAGCTTGGCTTGATAAGCAGGAAGGTAACTTGGATATTCATGGTTATGCCGATCCAGAGCCAGCTTCTTCAGTAGAAGAAGGCAAGAGTTTCAAGCGTAATAAAGATGAAGATGCAGTTGGTAAGAAGAAAGAAGACAAGCAACGTCGTGATACTCAACGCGATAAGCAAGAACGTACTGACGAGTCAAATAGTATGGATTCAACTGCGCTCACAATGGCATTGAATAAAGCTGTTGGTGCAGTAGCTAATGCAGAAGTGCGTCGTATTAATGAGAACAACGTTGTTATCGCTTATTTGGATGGCCGCGTCATTAATCCTGCAATGATGGTCACTTTCCGTAGCCGTATTGTTGATGCAGTAGCAGTAGTGTTTGAACAATTTGGTTTGGTGATGGGTGAAACTCGTACTGTTCCAAGTAAGCAATCAAATGATTTGCTTATCGTGTGTTCATTCACAAATGGTACAAGTCCTATCGATGAAGGCAAGTCATTCAAACGCAATGATGACGACAGTGAAATGACAGCAACAGAGCGCAAGAAGCAAGACCAAGAAAAGCGTGATGCAGCTAAGAGCAAGAAAACTCCAGTAGCAGAATCAGTGATTACTGAAAGTAGTGACGATGAAGAAGCTCAATATATGTTGGCAGATCAAACACCAGATACTTTTGGTGTGGCTGCTGAATATGTAAAGCGTCGTCTTAAGGGCAACCTCACTGGTGTTAGTCGTGCAATTTTGGCACGTTTGCTGTTCCTGTTTTTCAAGAATCGTGTTGAACAGAACGACCTGTATCCAAGCGAACACGTTATTCACAATTATGTTGACAGCATTGCCATCTCGCAAGTAGCTGAGCTTTTGAATATTACGTTGACTGAAGGTAAGAGTTTCAAGCGTAATGATGACGACAGTGAAATGACTGCTGCCGAAAAGAAGAAGCAGGATCAAGAAAAGCGTGACGCAGCAAAGAACAAGAAAAAGCCAGTAGAAGAAGGTAAGTCTTTTAAGAAAAACGATGATGACGAAACTATGTCAGCAGCGGAAAAGAAAAAGAAAGACCAACAGAAACGTGATGCGGCTAAGAGCAAGAAAGAACGTACTGACGAGGCTTCAGATATCAGCTTTAATGATGCTAAGGTTCAAATCAAGCAAGTGAAGGGTCAATTGGCAAAGATGAGCCCATTCGATAAGAATTACGTGTCGATGAAAGCACACTTACAAAAGCTTGAAGATCGTTTGTCCCGTAATGGCGACGATGATTTGGATGAAGATGGTATTGTAGCTTCATCATCCGACGAATTGGCTGAAGAGTCAGAAAACGCTGGTTGGTACGTGGTAACACAGAAGTTTGCTATTGTTGCTGGTCCTTTTGAATCTAAGCAAACAGGCTGGGAATTCTGTCAAAATCACCAACACAAGACTGCTGATAGTTTGGCTTGTCGTTACGGTACAAACGAAGATCCGTCTGTAGAGGGTGGCGATTTTATGTCTCAAATTGAAGAAGCTAGCGACATTAGCTTCAACGATGCAAAGAGTGAAATCAAGTCAGTGAAAGCAAAGCTGAATGGTATGAACCCATTCGACAAGGATTACGTTTCCACTAAGGCACGTTTGCACAAGTTGGAAGACCGTTTATCACGTAATGGTGATGACGATTTGGACGAAGCAATTGGCGGTGAACCTATGTCACTTGACCAAATGGAAAGTGTTCTCCGTCGCTCCGGACTTGATCAAGCATTGGCTAAGATTCGTTCAGATTCAAACTATGGTGGCATTCTTGATACTGTGGCTGAACAATTTGGTGAGCCAGTAGCTGAATTGATTGACAATTTTACGTCAGCTGACAAGCTTCACTATAATCAAGAAACTACGACAGTAGGTGAATTCCTTTCTAATCTGCCAGAAATTGTGGCACTCATGAATAGTGCTAGTTCAACAGATGAAAGTTACGTATCTGGTGATGGTGGCTACGGTGGTGACTCTTCAGATGTTATTGAATCCGAAGACGAAAGTGATGCTTGGGCTGGTGAAGACAAGGAATCATGGTTGGGTAATGGTAATCCAGTGAAGTTCAAGGCTGGTACAGGTTACGAAGAGCCAGGTATTTGGACTCCAAGTCAAGTTAACATGGAACGTGGCCGTTGCTGGGTTGGTGATGAAGATGATCGTGGTTGGTATGTTTATATCGATCATCTTGTACCATTCCACGGTGAAGACGACGAAATGGAAGAAGATATTGTTATTCCACGTAATATGACAAACAGCTTGGCATCGGAAGTGGAAAAGAAAGTAGATCCAGTAACCGGTGAACCAGACGATCAAAGTTATATTAGCCGCTTGCGTACCCTTGCAGGTATGAATAAAGTTTAATTTTGACGCAGTATAGGTAGTCACGTAATATGGCATATGGTTTAGAAATAGACCATATGCCATTCTTCATTCTTCTGTGTACGGCAGTTTGATGCCGGAACATAAATAGATATTGTCTACGTAAAGTAATTTACATTTTGCGTAGTCTAGGCAAAGTAGTTAAACTAAGAACACTAACAAAACGGCAAGAAATAAAGGCAAAGAAAATAATAAAACTTTTATTTTGCGCAGTTAGCGTAGATTATATAAACTACACGAAGCAGTAACAAAAACAACAAACACATAATAATAACAAAAGGCAACATATCATGGCAACATTAGCAGAAATCCAAGCAAAACTCCTCGAACAAGCGAAAGGCAGTTCAGAACGCCAAGCTGGTGCAACAACCGGCGATAACGCTAGTTTCCCTTTCTGGAACACTCCAGAAGGCCAATCCTCAGTAATTCGTTTCCTCCCCGACGGTGATCAAGACAACACATTCTTCTGGCAAGAACGTCAGATTATCAAGTTGCCTTTCCAAGGCGTAACTGGCCGTGATGATCAACCTTGCGAAGTTCAAGTTCCTTGCGTTGACATGTTTGGCGATCAGTGCCCAATTACTGCTGCTATCCGCCCATGGTGGAAGGATGAGAGCAAGAAGGACCTGGCACGCGTTTACTACAAGAAGCGCAGCTACTTGTTCCAAGGCTTTGTTGTTAACTCAGCATTCGAAGAGCCAACAACGCCAGAAAACCCAATTCGTCGTTTTATTATCAACCCAAGCATCTATGAAATCATCAAGAACTCACTGATGAATCCAGAAATGGAAGATCTGCCAACCGACTACATCGGTGGACGTGACTTCAAGTTGACAAAGACTAAGAAGGGTGATTACGCAAACTACGGCACAAGCCAGTGGTCATTCAAGGTGCGTGGTTTGAACGCTGACGAACTCGGCGCTATCGAACAACATAGCCTGTGGAACCTGAAGGAATTCTTGGGTAACCGCCCAGATCGTGATGGTATCGAAATGATCCGCGCAATGTTTGAAGACAGTTTGGCTGGTCGTCCATTCGACACAGCAAGCTATGGTTCAACATACCGTGCTTCAGGCGCGTTCAACAAGGGTGGCGCATCAGCTCCAGCAGCGGCAGCTCCAGCACGTCAAGCTGCACCAGCAGCTCGTCATGAAGAAGACGAAGTTGATTCATACACACCACCAGCACGTACTGAAGCTCCAGCAGCATCAGGCGCTGCAAAGCCAAATGCACAAGACATTCTGGCACGTATCAAGGCTCGTACATCTAACTAATAGTTAGTCAGCAGAAAAAGAACGGCATAGACTGCCGTTCTTTTTCACTTAGTATCTCCCATATTATCAATTAATATACCAGTCATGGTGTGTGTGTTTATCACACTAAAATTTCCTTATACTAATTGGTAAAATACATTAGTGGCATTTTGACACTAATAAGGTGGTACTATATCTTACATACACGCTACTTACAAAACAGAGATGGTATGACTGGTAAGTGGGGTGAAACCTTTCTCATACGAGATCAGAAAGGTTTATGGCAAAGACAAAGAAGAACAATAAGAAATGAAAGCAATTGACGTCTCAAAATTCCGAAAGTCTATTACTAGTTCTATTCAAGGAATTAGTATTGGCTTTAACGATCCAAAGACTTGGATTAGTACTGGTAACTACGCACTGAATTATTTGATCTCCACAGACTTCTTCAAGGGTATTCCTCTTGGTAAGTCAACGATGTTTGCAGGTCAATCTGGTTCCGGTAAATCATTCGTAGTGTCCGGTAACGTTGTGCGTGAAGCACAAAAGCAAGGTATTTTCGTTGTCCTTATCGACACAGAAAATGCACTTGATGAAGCATGGTTGAAAGCACTTGATGTTGATACATCAGAATCAAAGATCATGCGTATTAGCGCAGCAATGATCGATGACGTTGCTAAGATCATCAGCGACTTCATGAAGGATTACAAGGCAAACTACGGCGCACTTACACGTGAAGAACGTCCACAAGTTATGTTTGTGATCGACTCACTGGGCATGTTGATGACTGCTACTGACGTAGACCAGTTCGAACGTGGCGAGTTGAAGGGTGACATGGGTCGTAAGCCAAAGGCATTGAAAGCATTGGTTACAAACGTGACTAACATGTTTGGTGAATATGACGTTGGTATGGTAACAACCAATCACTCATATGCATCACAAGACATGTTTGATCCTGATGACAAGATCTCAGGTGGTCAAGGTGTCGTATATGCGGCTTCTATCGTAGTGGCAATGCAACGCCGCAAGCTGAAAGAAGATGCTGATGGTAATAAGACTTCAGAAGTGAACGGTATTCGTGCTGCGATCAAGGTTATGAAGTCCCGTTATGCAAAGCCTTTCGAAACAATGGAAATCAAGATTCCTTACGATACTGGTATGGATCCGTTTAGCGGCTTGATCGAATTGTTTGAAAGCAAGGGTGTCTTGAATAAAGATGGTAACAAGTTGAAGTACATCGCTACTGATGGTACTGAACACAAGTATTTCCGTAAGCAAATTACGGATGAACTGCTGATGCAGATTATGCTTGAATGGAATAATAAATTGGCTGCTGATGAAGCGCCAATCGTTGACCCCATTGTTGAGGATGTTGAGTAATGAGTTTTGAAGTCGAAGCTGAACTTGCTCTCGAACTATGGAACGCCGTGCGGGATTTTATTCCCGCTGGTAAACGCGATGCAGTCGCGGAAGATTTCCTTAGCAAGTTTGAAAATTTTGGGGTAGACCCCATGGAATTGGCTGATGTTGTTGATGAAGATCGCAACCTTAGTAATGCGTTCCACGAGTTATATGGTCAAGACGTTGCCGACGAAGAAGAAGTCGATGATGGTTACGACGAATTAGACTTTAATTAAAAGGAAAACGGTAAATGAGCGGGTGGTATGGACGTATAACTGCGGACCCTAGCGATTTGGAACCCTTAATTGAATGCCTTTTGCACTACGAGCTAGAGCACGAAGATGCACTGAAGGAAGTCAAAACTAAGGGCCGAATTGAAATGATTGCAAAGATGATCCCTGGCTGGTCCGCCTATCGCTTTGCACAACTGCAAGAGCTTGAGGCCATCTTGGAATTTCTCAATATTCAATTGAGAAAGGTAAAGGGTGCGGCTTATCGTAAGTATATGGAAAAATATGACCGTACACTTACAAGTCGGGATGCTGAGAAGTATTCAGACGCTGAACCTGATGTACTCGATCTTGCCCTGCTCATTAATCAAGTAGCCTTGACTCGTAATAAGTTCTTGGCCATTATGAAAGGGTTGGAGTACTTACACTTTCAGATTGGCAATATCGTCAAGCTTCGAGTAGCTGGTATTGAAGACGCAACAATTTAAGGGAATGACATGCGAGTAACTGAACTAGCATCAGCTGACGCAATGGAACAAGGCGATTTCGTCGAATTTCAAAGTGATAGGCAAACAGATAAAGGTCCGGCAACGGGCAAAGTACTAGTGCGTGACGGCGGTGTGGTTGCCATCAAGTTCAGTGATGGCATTGAATGGTTTGAACTAAGTGACATTCTGGTCCTTGAGCTTGTGTGGAAGCCAGACGGTGTTAAACTATGGCTTCTTGAATAAAGGACCCTAGTGATGGAATCGAAAACTCGTACGTATTCTGTACCAAAAGGTCTTGCACAATTTGTACATGACTTTGATGGTGGTAACGGCATTCAAGACGTCCTTACCAATGCAGTAATTGACGGTTTTGACAAGCTGGAAACCCGATTGTTCAATGAAAGCTCAAAAGCTATTTTTGAAAACTTGGAAGACGGCGTATTGCACTTTGCAGAAACGACCGAGCTTATGGCTATCGATTTAGACTTGCCGAGATCTTTGGATATTAGGCTACGTCTCACTGCTAAAGAGTATACCAAGACGTCAGACGAGCTTCTGTGCTGTTGTTTGGTGCAGTCGTTTACCGTGAGTGTGTAATCATCTTCATCCCCTTAGAAAGCCATCCTTGTGATGGCTTTCTTATTATTGAGTAATAATAATGTATGAATTCATTATAAGTTTTGTAAAGACTACGATTGGATTGAGTGATACTTCACGTAAACAACACTACATTACGCCCACAGCTGATGCGCTGGCGTTGATCGATTGGTTAGTTGAAACCACTGGTTATAAGCCAATTGACTTAGTCTTTCCTATTAATGGAAAGGGATGGTGCATCCCGTCTAAGTATATGGGATACGAGGGTTATGGTACTGGCAAAAACTCACAAGTCAAACACGCTAGATTGACACGTATTCTAGAAGTAACTGATGCCAGTCTGGCTATTCAGATTAAATTGAAATTTGGTTTACCAGAAGTGGCCGCCATAGTCGCTAACAAGGGTGTGATGCCTCGCTAAATATCTCACATGAGATATAACGAAATTACCCTAACTGAAAAAAGAGCAGCTCCCCTTTATCACTGGCTAGATAATGAGAAGGCACACTACATGCTGACTCATGATGCGATGTTGGGTAAGTGGGATCACTATATGCCAATTGAAGGTCAATCCTTCCAAGGCAATTCTTTCACCAGAAATTCCAAGCTGAATCTAGAACACTGTAAAATGCGAATCACAGTGGATCAAGGAAAGCTTGCGAGTCGTTTTAAAATAATGCCTACTGATGGCAACTACGTCTTTCACTCCAGTCGAGCCCGCAAGGATTCCAAGGATGGCAACGTTGACATGAGTCGATACAATTACCTGCGTGATCGAACGCATTCAAGCAGTGAAGCTTACAACTTTGCAGAAGAGTTTGTTGTTGGTGATATCACCAACATTCACCTATACATTACTGAACTGTTTGTTGATAATTTGCGGTATATATTTGATGAAGAACAGATTCAAGAATATTGTACCAAGTATGGCATCAAGCTGGTAATGAAGGCACCACCAAAACGTGATAATGACTACGATGACGACGAGTAAACGTCAATAAAAGTTTTGGCATTTGCCAGTCTTACAGTAGAATGCGAGTATTCAAGGGAATTGCTAATGCTTACTGTAGAAAACCTCCTAGACTCATTGTTGTTTTTAGTTCATAGCGGTGTGGAAAATCGCGACTGGAACATTAGCTTTATATCAAGCGTGGCCCAGCACGTTCACGCAGGACGGGCCTTGACTATCAATCAAGGCAAAACAGTAGTAAAATTGGCTGCTAATCATATAAGCAAAATTGCGGATCATCAACATACCGATGTGAATGCAATCAAACGAGCCATACAATCTCCAACCTACAAGTCTACGCCAGTAGAAAGTGCAAACGTCAAACGTGAAGTTCGTTACCTTGGTGGTAATCATTTAGCGTTTCGATTCAAGATGGATCCAACGGTTATAGCCGAGTTGAAAGCGTTAAAGAGTTCATCATTATCTAATGATCGAAGTTCCTTTAACCAAGAACTGCGCATCTGGGTGGTATCAGTGTCAGCAGCCAATTTGGAAAAACTATTTGCGATCATCAAGAACCATAAATTCGAATTTGACGAAGACGTGTTGCAGTACATGTTAAAATGTAGCAATAGTAAGGGCAAATCACCTTCGTTTACCTACGACAACCAAACAGGCAACATCGTTGTTGAAGTAGTGGACAATCCAATTCTGGAAGATATCATCAGCATGGTAATGGGTGGCGAAGTATTATGATTCACACGTATGAAGTAGTTCCAACAGCGGCAAATGCCCGTAAGATGGTTCGTATTGCGCACATTATGAACCTTAACATCGATCCAGTTATTAATGATCTAGCTGAGTTTGATCTATACGATACCGAGGCATTCAAGCAGACGCTACCAGAGAACCAGCAAGAGGTATTGACCTCTGAACGCTGCGCGTTTATCAAGTATGCTCATGATAACGACTATCGTTGTATCGTTGGTGGCTTGATGCAATTAGAGACGTTTAAGAACTTGTATTTTGCGGCAGTGGCTTCAGGTATAAAGCCAATCGTATTTCATGTTCAAGATGACAATGATCGGAAGCGAGCAGTCATTAACTTTCTAAATTCATATAATGTCAAACATCAAGTGATTGATGATCAGTTTCACGAAATCACCGAAGATGTGGTTGTGGTGAAAAGTAACCATCTGTCGCATAATTTTTTACGAATTGCTAGAACTGGTATACTGTTACATCAGGCAATTGACGCCAATTCAAATAAGTTTGTACAAGTAAATGCCATGGAATCCATAGCGCTTGAATTCAAGCACTGTGTAATTGGTATCACTATCAATCAAATGTCGCGTGCGAATGCTGCGTATTTTACCCAAACACATAGCTTCAAATGGTGGGAATCGCAAAACTTCCAAGATGCATTTAATGCATTATATCCAAAGAGTACCATGATCAAAGTATTTGCTACTGATCATACTGGCACGGATAATCAATTACTCAGGCTTGGATTTATTCTAAGATCGCCTGAACATTTTTCTAAAATAATGGGCATTTATATGGATTTGGCGAAGCCATTACCATCTGGAATTACCTTATAATCTGGATTAATAATTGAAGTAAAAACAAGAGCCTATCTGACTGTCTAGGCTCTTGAACATTTTGCTGATTAGAGCGAATGGCAATATAATTGCCTTTATAAGAACCGGAATAATCCGGCACTCTTCTCAGAAGAATAAGAAGAAGAATGACAGTCATTTTGAGAATCGAGGATGAGGTCAATGTTAAATTCATTGATCTCGACCCCCACACGCGACGCAAGGTCGTAGAAGCACTGAAATACTTTATACCGCAAGCCCGTCACACACCAGCATATAAGCTTGGTCGTTGGGACGGCACGACAAGCTTCGCCACCGTCGGCGGCGCAACTTACTTTAATCTACTTGATCGGGTCTTGCCTATTTTGGCTGAGAACGGTTATGACTTGGAACGCGATCTTGAAATTCAAGATATGCGTCAAGTATGGGATTTCAAGTTTGATGAAATTGACGAAGAAGTCGTAGCTGACCGTGTATGGCCCAAAGGTCACCCAGCCGAAGGTGAACCAATCATGCTTCGAGAATATCAAGCTGACGCCATCAACACGTTTCTGAAGAACTTACAAAGTATTCAAATCCTGCCAACCGGTAGTGGTAAGACGCTCACTACCGCGGTACTTAGTATCCAAGTAGAGAAATATGGCAGAAGCCTTGTCATCGTTCCAAGTAAAACCTTAGTAGTGCAAACAGAAATTGACTATAAGAATTTAGGTCTTGATGTTGGTGTATACTACGGTGATCG